AGAAGGACTATATATGAACGATCTATTAGTAGCAGACAAAAGCATGATGGTGCAGGTGAAACGTGCGATTCGCATTATCGTGCGTGATTGTTTGGATTACTACCCTTTGAATGGGGAGTGGGCAACCGTTGGCGTAGGCGTATGGATTAACACGCCGCGCCGCAATAATGAATTTGTTTTAATGCTCGCAGATAAAGAAGTCGGCACGGTCAATCTCGCATTATTGCACAATCGTAAAAAATAATTAAGAAAATACTTGACACGGAATACCCCGTGTCGTATAATAGAACCGTCAACAAGACAAAACGTTTAACATTAACGCCCAATGGGCAAAAGGAATCATCATGAACACTTTAACAATCGCTACCCCTGTACTATCGTCACAAGACATCCGCGCTGGTGAACTTGCCAGCGAACTTGCCGCAAAACTTATGGGCTTGGCTAAGGGCGCGTCTGCCCTTATGCTTGAGACCGCGCAAGCATGGGTTAAAACGCTTGATAAAGCGCATCTAATAACCGCGCATGGTTTGGCAGTTATGCGCATCACAGAAGCCCACAAGGGCAGTGAGGCGGCACAACGTCGAGTGACTAGCACTATGCTTGGTCAGCTCAAGACGGTACTAACAGCCGTCGAAGATGGGCGTGCGAACAGCGATAAAGTGGCACGCGCTAAGAACTGGTCTACCTTGTTGACCTATTGCACGCCTAAGCGTGAAGCCGACGAGAGCGAGCCGCTCGACGTGATTAGTGACCGCCTTATTACCCTATGCCTATTTGCGATTAAAAACGAAATGAGTTTGTCCGACCTTGAGGACGAGCTAACCAGCGCATGGGATACCGCGCAAGCCGAGATGAACCGTAAGGCGGCAAGCAAGAAAGAGACTGACGACGACGAATAACAACCCATAACAGCAGAGAAGCCCACATATAGTGGGCTTTTTTGTGCCTGAAATAATAATGAAGCCCGCTATATGTGGGCTTTTTTGTGCCCAAACTCCCGCTGAGAGCAGAAAAATCGCGGCTCCGAAAACCCTCCGCCTCCTCCTCCTCGCAAGCTCGTCGTCGTCGTCGTCGGGTTTTCGTCGCGTCTATAGGTGTTCGCAAGCTCACGCCCTATAGGCTCGCGGCGCGTCCAACGGTGTTCGCAAGCTCACGCGTTATGGGGGGTGAGGGTACACCCCCCCGGCCCCCCGCCTACCTTCTACGTCTGCCCCTCATAGTTTTTTTAATTTTTCCCATGTATAATTATACAAACGCGAAAAATTTTCGCCCCAAAAACTCAAAGGTATAATTATACATGACAGCCCCAACACCAAAAACCAACGAGGACGTAGTGATCGAAGGGGTGGTAAGCTGCTACTGCTCAGACTGCGGCACCTATCGACCAGCAAACACATTCGGTAGCAATGCCCGCGCACGAAACGGACGGACTACGTATTGCAAGCACCACCACCGAATCCGCGTCTCTAAATCACGAGGACTAACAAGTGCCAAACCTAAGTGACCTCAACATGGAGTTGGATGCACTACTCCCAATAGCCCCGCCCCCTCCAACGGAATTACCAACTGGAGCTCCCAGTAGCGGTGTTACACTTTCACCGAAAGCCAAAACAACGCTGGCCCCTTCTGGTGTAGTAAATTACCCTGCAGCATTACCGGTAGAGTTGGCGTTAGGGGAAATCCCAGATGCCTTGATCGCAGAGACTTACGGGATGACACTCGAAGAACTCGACGAGTTAAAAGCAAACCCGTCGTTCGATGCGGCTGTAGTAGCTTGGCGTTCTAAGATTAAAGACGATGGGTTAGGGTTTAAGATCAAGGCCGCACTACTCGCAGAGCAAGCGTTACCGGTAGCGTGGACGCTTATCAATAGTGTGGACACACCGGCAGCGACACGCGCCGATCTCGTTAAGTGGTTGGCAGATGCCAGCGGGCAGTCGCAGAAAGGACGCGGTACTGGCGAGACAGGTCCCAAATTCGCACTACAAATTAACATCGGTGGCACATCACACAACGTGGTTGTTGACGCAGAAATGGAGGACTAATGCAAGTATATACCGCCCCCAAAACAGTAGCTGAGATGTTACAAGATAATGGTAAGATGCGCGTCATCATGGGCCCAGTAGGTTCCGGTAAATCAACAGGGTGCATCATGGAGCTAGCCCTCCGTGCCGCTGCACAGTTACCGGGACCAGATGGTATTCGCCGCACGCGATTCGCGGTTATCCGTAACACAATGCCAATGCTACGAGATACGACGATCAAGACATTCCTCGATTGGTTCCCACCAGGTGTCGCCGGTGAATGGCGTATGACGGACAAAGCGTTCATCATTAAGGCAGACGGTATCCACTGCGAAGTCTTGTTCCGTGCCCTCGATGAAGCGGACGATGTGTCTAAGCTCCTGTCTTTAGAATTGACAGGCGCGTATATTAACGAGTGCCGAGAGATTAAGCAGGAGATCGTCGAGGGTCTCATGAAACGTATCGGTCGTTACCCATCTAAGAAGGATGGAGTCGGCTGTTCATGGTACGGTATCTGGGCAGATACTAACCCGCCAGAGTATGACTCTTGGTGGTATAAAATGATGGAGAAGATCGATGGTGAGAATGGGTGGCATGTATATAGGCAGCCTAGTGGACGGAGTCCTTTTGCGGAGAACATTGAAAATCTGCCAGATGACTATTATGTCACTACCGGACTGTCAGAGGAGTATGTTCGAGTCTACATTGATGGCGAATATGGGACGTCGCGCTCGGGTAAGCCGGTCTACGAGAACACCTTTAAGCGGTCGTACCACGTAGCAGAGCAGGAGATGCGTGCTGTTAAGACTGCGACGCTTGTTATTGGCCTAGATTTTGGGCGAACACCGTCCGCTGTGTTCGGGCAACTCATGCCAAACGGTGTTATGTGCATATATGATGAGGTTTTAGGGGAGAATATCGGGCTCGAACGGTACCTTGAGACCATGCTCAAGCCTAAATTAGCGTCTCCAGAGTACGCAGGAATGCGGACTTTAGTCATCGGAGACCCCGCTGGCATAGCGAAACAGCAGGGAAATGACCTGTCAATGTTCGATATTCTACGAAAAGCAGGGCTAGCAGCGTACCCAGCACCCAGTAATGACCCCGATGTTCGGGTTATGGCGGTCGAACATTACCTCAGTCAGCAGGTTTTGGGCAAGTCAGCCTTCCTCATTAACCCCAGATGTAAGGTTGTTATCCGAGGATTCGAGTATGGGTACCGGTTTAAGGAGAATAAAAACGGCACGTTGACTGGGCTGATCGATAAAAACGCGTTCTCGCACCCACACGATGCGCTACAATATCTAGCATTAGGGATTAAATCAAACTACATAGCGCGAGTCACACGCACCGCAGCTAACGTAGGTCGAACAACTATTGACGGCACAGGATGGACATGATGGGCGTACTACAGGTAGCGAGTTTACAGGATTTGGCAGCGCAGGATGCACAGGCATTGGCGATTGCACAGGCAGCGGCGGCTACGTCTGCGCCTGACATGCGACAGTTGGCGGCACATGTCCGTACACTATGGGCAGATGCCAAGAACCACAAGCTGAAGGCTATCAACGGTCGACTGATCGCGGCGCTCGAAGCGAAGCAGGGGGTGTATGATTCGTCACGCCTAGCGAGTATCCGTAAATTCGGCGGGTCGGAAGCATACATACGTATATCATCTAACAAGATGCGTACCGCGTCGGCGTGGATTCGTGATGTGTATACAGTTCCAGGTGAGCGACCATGGGGGTTTGACCTAACACCTCAGCCGGAACTACCAGAGGACGTTGAGTTGGCGATCGACTCACGTATCGCACAGATGGCACTCGCTGCCGCTGAAGCTGGTATGCCGCTGACTGCGGACGAGGTTGAGTTGATCCACCAAGGGCAGGTCGATGCTGCCAATAAAGTAATGCAGGACATCTTGCCAGAGGTCGAGTCACAGGTTGATGACGTTATGACCGAAGGCGGGTTCTATAAAGCGCTAGGCCAAGTTATTGAGGACTTGACTACGTACCCATGCGGGTTTATGCGCGGACCAACACTACGTATGCAGCCGGTCATCGAGTGGAAGCCAGGTATCACGGGTGCGGTTGAACCGACGGTAGAGCGTAAAGTTGTTAAGCAGTTCGATCGAGTGTCACCTTTTGACATCTACCCCGGCCCATACAACACGGACTGTCATGACGGGTACATCATCCAGTTACACCGTGTCACGAGCCGTGACCTATTTGACTTGATCGGTGTCGAAGGGTATGACGAGAAGGCTATCCGTGAAGTGCTCGAGAAGTTTGGGCGTGGGGGCGGGTCCGACTGGTTAGGGTTCACCGACCAGTCACAGCGTAACACACTCGAGAACAAACCAGCGGCTAACGGGGCTACGATGGCGAAGCGAGCCGTCATGGACGCGGTCGAGCTGTGGGGGTACGCGTCAGGTGCGCAGTTGAAAGAGTTCAATATCAGCGGTATCGATGACGACCTGAAGGAGTACCCCGTGTCAGTGTGGATGGTAGAGGACATTGTTATTAAGGCAGTGCTGAACCCAGACCCGCTCGGACGAACACCATACGCGAAAGCGAGTTATGAGGAAGTTGCCGGCTCATTCTGGGGTAACGGTATCTACGATTTGATGGCCGACCTGCAGGACGTAGCTAACGCCGCCGTCCGCAACATGGTGAATAATATGGGCTTTTCTTCTGGTCCGATGATCGGGGTTAACTACGATCGACTGGCACCAGGTGAGAGTGTTGACACGTTACACCCGCTGAAAGTATTCAAGCTAGCGTCTAACGGCGGGTTCGGTATGGAGAGCGGTAAGCTGTTAGAGTTCTACCAGCCAGACAGCCATGTGCAGGAGCTAGCCTTTGTGTTGGACAACTTCACTAAGATGGCAGACGATGTTACCGGTATCCCACGATACATAGGCGGTAATGAGAAAGTAGGCGGGGCAGGTCGTACGGCTACAGGGCTATCGATGCTGATGCAGGCTGCGTCTAATACACTCAAGACGGTAATCAACAACATCGATGATGGTGTCATTGTTCCGATCCTAGAGCGTACGTATATGTACATGCTGCAGCACGAGCCAACAATGGCAATGCGTCGTACTGATGCGAAGATCACGCCACGCGGTGCTAACAAACTGGCAGTTAAAGATGTCATGGCAGTGCGTCGTAACGAGTTCTTGGTATCGACAAATAACCCAGTCGACAACATGCTAGTCGGTAACGCGGTGCGTTATGAGATGCTGGCACAGCAGGCGAAAGAGTTAGGGTTTATTATGCCGACGGTGCGGGAGCGATTCATGCAGGGTATGGAGCCGGGAATGCCACAAGGCCCAGCCGCAGGAGCGCCAGCTAACCCGATGGCGCAGTACGGATCGGATGCAGGTGAGACAGGAGTACCCGATTTAGGGGGTAATCCGGGGAATCCTGAACCAGAAACGGGAAGCCAACTACTTAACGGGCATCCAGTAGTTGACAATACGGGCGACATGTGATTACATACGTAGTCGCAAGTACCATAATTTACAATACGAATACCACGGAGGCTCGTAATGAAGCTAACAGAACAGCAGTTTGAGCGTTTAGTGCGCCTGAGTACCACCGCAGAGTGGCAAGATGTGCAGGAGATTATCTCGGGCATGATCGGCGAGCAACTCGTTGCAACTATGTATATCGATAAAGCTGACGTAGATGCGGCACGATTTATGGCTAGAGGACTAACAACATTCCGCGATGAAGTGAATAATGCTGTTGGTAACCTAGAAGCAATCCGCAAAGCACAAGCAGGTGCTGCGTAATGAGCGTAGTATCTAAAGCACAGGAGGCAGGTGCGGCAGCCGATGAATTAATTCGTCAGTTGTCAACTGCCCAACAAGGTCTCCCACAGGAGCAAGCAGTGAGTGCCGCCGCAGATGACACGGCTACGCCGCCATCTGCCGGTACTGAAGAAGGATTTACACAACCCGTAGCGCAAACGGACACTGTAGTAGAACCAACGGACCCACCAGCGACGCCAGTAGATGACCAGTCATACCGCGCCAAGTATGAAGTATTGCAAGGCAAGTATAACGCTGAGGTTCCCCGCCTACACGCACAGATCAAAGAGTTGAAGGGCACAATTGCAGATATGCAGATGTCCCTAAACAATGCGACAGCGCAGGCAGCACCGGCAGCTAGTACCCCAAGCAGCTCGACTAGCGGGTTTGACCCTTTATCAGTTGTTGATAAGCAGGTTCTCGAGGACTACCCGCCTGAACTCTTACGTGCAGCGGCAAAGATGGCAGAAGCTATCGCCGATAACCGCATGGCGGAGACATCAAGTAAGATGGATGCCCGAGTTGACCAGCTTAAACAAGAACTAACGGTAGAGGAATTTGATCAAACATTGCGTTCCACTATCGGACGCTTTGATGAGATCAACCGCGATCAACAGTTTATTTCGTGGTTAGGGAACGTGGACCCACGCAGCGGCATGTCGTACCAAGAGCTACTCGTAGCAGCATACAACCGAAAGGACATCGGGGCTATTACAGGGTTCTTTAATGAGTACGCTGGGTTGACTGCACCGGTGGCACCTAAAGCAAAACCGAAGGATGACACTACGCAAGTAGTACCCGGACGCTCTCGCGCAGGTAGTGCCCCTACAGGACCACAACCCGCACCGACACGCCAAGAGATTCAGCAGTTCTATAATGACATGTCTCGCGGTGTGTATCGTAATAAACCTGAAGAAGCAGCGGCTTTTGAGCGACGTATTTTTTCTAAATAAATGAGGTGATTCATGTCTATTGCAGTTGCATCTGGCGCGTCAGTATATGGCGGCGGAACGGTACCACAATACTCGGGTAAGTTTATCCCGGAGATTTGGTCAGGTAAATTGATTCAGAAGTTCTACGATGCTACCGTTTTGGCAGCTATTGCGAACACTGATTATGAAGGTGAAATTAAGCGTCAAGGTGATAAAGTTATCATCCGCACACGCCCAACTTTGACCATCAAAGACTACACTAAAGGCGCTAAGCTGGAAGTCGAACGTCCTGACAGCCCTACTTTAGAGTTGTTAATTGACAAGGCTAAGTATTTCAACGCTGTTGAAGACGACATCGACCGTATCCAATCAGACATCGCATTGATGGATGTGTGGGCTACTGATGCATCTGAACAGATGAAGCAGACTGTTGACCGTGACGTGCTGGGTAGTGTCTACTCGACTGTCGCAGCGGCTAACAAGGGCAACTCAGCCGGCCGTATCTCTGGCGACATCAAGTTAGGTGCTACTGGTTCACCAGTTGTGTTAACTGCTGCTGATGTCGTGGACTCTATCATCGATGCTGGTACAGCATTAGATGAACAGAACTGCCCAGAAAACGACCGCTATATCATCATCCCATCGTGGATGGCTGGTATGTTGAAGAAGTCTGACTTGAAGCAAGCGTACATGACAGGTGACTCAGTGTCTCCAATGCGCAATGGTAAGATCGGCATGATCGACCGTTTCACAGTGTACATCAGCCACCACTTACCATCGGTAACAGATGGCAGTAGTAAAGCGTACCACGTATTAGCGGGCCATAAAGCTGGTTTGACATTCGCGTCTCAGTTGTTAAACACTGAAACTTTGAAGTCAGAACAAACGTTTGGTCAGTTGATTCGCGGTTTGCAGGTATACGGTTATGAAACTGTTAAGCCTGACATGCTTGTCGACTTGTACGTAGCTAAGTAACTAGCTACTACAGAAGTAGGGGGTGGCACATGCCTCCCCCTTTTTTATATCTAAGGAGTATGCAATGACTAAATATATCCAACACGAAGATGGTACAATCTATATCAATCACGAAGGCGCACTAAACAACCGCAAGGTTCGTGAAATTGATGACGCTACCGCAGAGGC